AAGTCATACTTACATAATTGTAGGTTTACTTGTAATTCAACAGGTTGGATAATTCTTTCAGTTAATGTTACTGAACTGTTTGGTGTAAAGTCACAAGATGCAGGGCTTACTAAAGCACCTGTAGCTAATTTCTTAATCACTTCTTTAAAAGCAATGTTTGCCTTTACTGTTAATCCTCCATCATCAATAGTAGATGCTGAAAGCAAAGCAGCTGCGATATACTCACCTGCGAACTCACCTGCATAGGTCGTCGTTATGTTTACAGCAGTCGCTAATTGTACGTTTTTTAGATTACTCATTTTTTTATTTATTTAATTTATTTAATACTCTGTCTAAAGTTGTATTGAATCTTCCTTTTGCAAATTCAAATTTTGTTTTTTGAGGTGTTTCTCCTTCAGGATTGTGTTTAATTGGCTTAGAAGCAGGTTCTGATAATTCTGTTTTTACTTCTTCAGAAAGTTCTTTAGAAAGTTCTTCAGAAAATTCTTCTTTAATGGTTCTAGATTTTGGTTGTCTTGAAACTTCTTGTTCCATTTCAACTTCTTCATCTTCTTCCATTTTACTTTCCTTATCACCTTTTAAATCAGCAATAGCATCTTCAAGGTTTTGGATTCTTTTTTCCATTCCTTCCCAATCTGCAACATCAGCCATTTCTTTTTCTTCTTCTTCTAAGTCAGAAGTAATTTCTTCACCTTCTTCAGTTTCCTTAGCAGGTACTTCATCAGATACTTCTCTAACATCTGCTATTGAACCTTCTTCTTCAACAACTACTAATCTACCATCTTCTAGTAAATATTCTCCGACAGGCATTGCTACCTTTTCATCATCAGTTACTATGAAAATTTCTTTTCCTTTTTCAAATGAGTCTGCACTTACTACAGTTCCATTTTCTAACTTCATTTCTTCAAGTTTTACCTCGATATTAAGAAGTGTTTTAATTTGATTTAACATTTCGGTTGATTTCATATTATTTATATAACGATTATTAATTTACTTTTTGCATTTTCAATCTGTTCTTGTTATCACACCTATGCCTTGAGCCTGTATAGAACCATCACAGCATTCAATAGAATACTTATTAGTGTCCCAACATAAACAAGCCCTAGAACCCCCTGTAGGACTTGTTCTAGATGGTATAAAAGTTTTTTTATTACTTGTGTCTCTGCCCATTATTTAGAAGTTAAAATTTCTTTTATTTTTAGTAACGTCTTTTTATCAATTTCACTTGACATATCTTCTTTAACCTTTTCTTTAGGTGATTCCATTTTGTCTGCAAAGTAACCCTCAATAGAAAAACCCTTAACTTTATTTGTTTTAACATACTCATTCCAAATTTCTTCATTGTTAACTTTAACTGCACCCATCCAAGTCCCTAAAGGCACATTCAATCCGTACTTTCTAGATTTGTCTTGTACCTCATCTACAACTATCCAAGATTCAACCAATGTCAAACCTTTTAAATCTTTTTCGTGTTCTAAAGTTGAATTGTTCTGATACCCATTTCTTAAATACATTTGTGATGCTTTTGAAATAGTATCTTTTGAAAAGAAAATGTAATAATCTCCTTCACTACCTTTTCTGTAAATAGGTTTGTTAGGAATTAATAAAGCACCTAGTAAGATTCTTTTTTCTTTATCTATTTCAGCTAACTTTATTTCTTCAGTTTTTAAAGCAACAAAGTCAGATTCTATGGCAGGTGATTCTACTATTGAAATCGCTTCAATCCCACTTTCTTCTTGTTCTTCGTCTAATATTAGTTCAACTATTCTCATAATAATATAACGTATTTAATTTTAAATTTTGTTTTTTTAACCTATTGTAGCATCATCAATAATATTTCTATCTAGTTCTTGTGCTGTTGTAACTGAACTAGAAACTACGAATGCCTGAACAGGTTGTTGTGATTGACCACCTATAGCATCTGCTAATTGATTTGTTCCACTTGCTCCTACTGTATTAAAATTTGGTGGTTGGCTTTCTTCTGTTGGCACAGGTATTGGGGCAGGTGGTCTAATCTGTTGTGATGGTGGAGTACCCCCTTTTCCTAATGCACTTAATGCTTTAGCAGTTGCAGCAATATTTGCTGCTATTCCAATCCCTGCCCCTATTGTGTTTGCTGTAACTAACTTAGCTGCTATTCCTATAGATGCACCACCTGACGGAATTGCTAATGCTGCACCTTGTGCTGTTATAGCAATATTTGATGCTTGTGTTTCTATAACCGACCTTGCGACATTTACAGCACTTTCTCCAATTATTGCTGCTGCCTGTAAACCTTTGTTTTTACCTGCTAATTGACTAAGTAATCCAAAACCTGCTGAAATATTATTTAAGTTTTGAGTTTGTAATTGTTTTTTAAAACGAACTATTTCTTCTTCAATTCTTTTTTCTTCATCTGCATTTGCTTTTATTTTATCAAGCCTTATTTTTTCCGATTCATCAAATGCTTTTTGGTCTTCTAATTCTTTAGCTTTTTTTAATTCTTCAGCTTCTTGTTTTCTTAATATTTCTGCATCTTCAATTTCTTTTAACCTTGCAATTTCTTCTGCCCTTAAAGCAATTAATTGACTAGTAACTTCTTTTGCTTTTGTTAATTTTGCAGTTTCTAAATTTATTAAATCGGCTTTTAATTGTGCTTCTTCTGCTAAATCTTCTTTTGTTGATTTGCTTAATGCGTTTTCTGCAGTTTTAGATTCAAGCCTTAATCTAGCAGCAGTAATTTCCTTGTTTGTTATTTCTTCTTCTATTCTTCCTGCTTCCTGTAAAAACCCTATACGTTCTTGTAATGAAAACTTTTCTTTATTTACTGCTTTTTCTAAAAGTTCTGCTCTATCTCTATTTGCTTTTGCCCTATCAACTATAATCTGCCTATCTAGTTTATCTGCCTTTGCTCGTTGGTCTGCTATTTGACCTGCTATTTTTCCTTCTTTTACTATTTCTTTTACAAATTCTTTTGTTGCTTCTGTAACTTTTCCAATAGTATTTTCAACCCCTGTTAAAACATCAACATAACTACTACCTGCCTTTTTAGCATCTTCCATTGCACCTGAAAAATCCCTTGAAAAAACTTTTTTAATTGCACTTCCAAGAAAGCCTATTGTATCAATAGCAGCATTAAACCTATTTGTAATGTTTTGTACTATAAAATCTTTAAAATCAATTATGGCTTGTTTAGGGTCTTCAAATGCTGAAATAATACCTTCACCTAAGTCTGCTAATAAGTCAACTAAATTACCTACAACAGAACCGATAACCCCCATAATCTTAGCAAACTTGTTTTGCCCTTCTTCTGAAGATGTAAACGCTGCTGATACTGCTGTAATTGCAATTAATAAAGCACCAATTCCTGTGCCTATTATTGCTATCTTCATAAGGTTAAAACCCTTAGTTGCTCCACCAATTCCACCTGTTAGGTTTTTCATTCCTGAAATTAAACCCCCTGTCTTTTGGTCTACAATACCAAGAACACCACTATAATCAGCAGCATTTTCTGTTGCTTCTTTTAGTTCTTCATTTGATTTTTTCCTTTCTTTATTTAAATCTTTTAAAGCAATCTTTTCATCTTTTAAGGATTCCTTTTTTTTAGTTAAAGCATCCTTTATTTTTTTTTGTGCTGCTAAATCTGTTTTAGAAGTTTTATTTAATTGCTTTTCATATTGTCTAATTTCTTTTTCAATATCATCAATTAAACTTTCTTGTAATTCTAAAGACTTATTAAGTTCATCAACATTGGCTTGTGCATCTGCAGTTGATAGCTTTAATGTATATTCTTTTTCTATAGCCATTTGATTGTATTTTTAATATGTTTTAAACCTGACTTTAAATCTTTAGGTAAAGCATTTTTTCCTTTTGCAATTCTTATATTTTCAGTTTCTCCATCTACTACTTGTAGCAAATCAATTATATTTTTTATCATAATGTTATAAATGTTATTGGTGTTGATGGTGCTGATGTATCTAATAAGACATCATAAGCAACTATAGTTACCGAATATGTTGTTCCTGTAGTTAAGCCTGTAATCGTATCTGAATAAGTTGTTTGTAATGGTTGTGCCATTGAACCACCTACAGGAATTCCATTGAATGAAACAACGTAATAAGACATCGTAATACCATCAGGTGAAACAGATGGACTCCAATTAATAGTAACAGATGTTGTTCCTATATTAGTAGCTGTAACGCCCCCTACTGTGCTAGGTGGATTCCCTGCTGTTGTTAAAGCAGATTGCACATCATTTAATAATTCAAATTCTGTTTTTCCTGTTGTCAAGTTAGTTGTTAAAGAATTAATCTTATAGTTTTCTTGACCTAATTGTATCAAATCATTTAGCTGTAAATTATAATAAATCTTCATAGGTAGGTATGCAGTTACCTTTGTAATTCTTCTACTTACATCAAATACATTTCTAATGTAAGTTCTGTATTTAGTGTAAAATAAAGTATCTGTAAAAGCTAAAGGATTTACTGCAGGTTGAAATGCTTGGTATTCATTTATCTCATTTCCAAAATGTATATTAACTTTGCTTGTGCTAGACTGTAAAGCTAAGGCATTTGATGGTATAAAGTAATCATCAATGTCTGACACATTAGTTGATTCTGTATCTCGTATTCTTATATTAGTTGTATTTACTTGTCTTATAGCATAAAAAATTAAAGGTGAGCCAAAATAAGGTTCTTCATTATCATCTACAAAATAACCCCATTGAACACCTGTAGCTGTAGCACCCTGCACATCATAAAGTCTTTCATATTGCAAATGCTCAAAAGGCAATTCTACTTTATATGAACCTGTAGGTGCATCAAATATATCACCATTTAAGCTGTAAGATAATGTTCCCCAACCTAAGTTATTTTCTTGTTCAAATCTTTTAGCTAATAACGTTCCTAATCCTTTGTAAGCAAATTGGATATTCTTAAAAGGTAAAGCAACATTTACAGTTGAATTTGTTGTATCTAAATATTCATCAATATTAATTGGAATTGCAGAACCTGCTGCATAATAACTATCTAAAGTTCTAACTACAATAGTTCCTGCTCCATCTACATAAGCTGTTAAATTAAACATCTTAAAAAGCCCTGTAAGAAATTCCATAATAGTCATTTTAGGAATTTGCTCACTTATGTTGAATTCCTCAAAAGCAGTAGCAGTAAAAGTAGATGAATTAGAATAAATCATTTGCCCATTATTATTGAAACCACCTATTGTTCCCGTTGTCCAACTTACAGTCCATTGAATACCACCGACAGGGAAAGTCATATTTGTAGCTGATGCAATTTGTATAGTATAAGTACTATTATTCCAAGGCACTATTATTAACTGTTGGTTTCCTGTTCCTGTAATTTCACCAACAACTTGTGAACCATCTCTAATAACCCTAATTGTGTATTGATCTGTCGTATTTGGTGATGTGATATTTAAAGTTAAAAAAGAAATACTATAAGGAGATTGTGCAGTAAGTGATAAAACACCATCTTGTATATTTGATGTTAATGGTTGGCAGTTAGTTGTAGGCACACAAACAGTAGTTCCAAACCTAGGAACAGTAGAAAAATTTTGTAGTACTTGGGTAGGGTCTGTTACATCCCCTTTTTTTCTGTGTAGCCACATAAATAAATTATCAAATTCTTCATTTGTAGCATCATTAAAAAAGTCATCTGAAAATGTTAATGTTTGACCACCCGTAAAAGTTTGACTTTGTATTGCATCTATAATTGCTTGTAATTTTATAGCATACTTAAATTGATTCCATTCTACACCATTTTGTTGATGTTGCCCTGCTCCTTGGTGTGCTATATTATTTGTGGTTGCTAAAGGGTCAAATACGTTGTGGTCTGAACTATTATAGATTAACCTATTTGTGTGAGTAATTAAAGGTGTTATAATGTTACCACTACTTCTGTAAGTTTGTAACCCTGCTACAATATCACTATAACTATAAATTTGATTATATTGAACTAAACTACTTAAAGAAGATAATTGGCTTTCTGCTAAAATATCCTTTAAGTTTACTGTATTTCCAAAAAAAGTAATATTGTAAGTATGTGCTACATTATTTTTTAACTTGACACCATTTAGTTTTATCAACCCTTCTTTAAAAGGCAAGTCGTTTAATTCTAAAGTTGCAGGTTGTTTATTTCTTGCATCGTATGCAAAATTACCACCCCCATCTGATACATCAAAATTATAATAGTGTTTAAATATCTTATTGTTAACCCTAGATGCAGGAATTGCAAATGTCTTTGTAAATTCAGTAAATATTTTACCGATATCTTTTACATTCTGCAAAGTTTGAGTAAGTGAAACAGTTTCATCTTTAAATAAATCTACCCTTTGACCTTCTATGTATAGTTGTAGCTTTTGCATCTATGTTATTCTATGTTACTTTATGTTATCTTATGTTATTTATGTAATCAAATGCTTCTTCAAAATTCATATTGTATTCAATCAATCTATCATTTACAGAAGTTTTAAAAGTCATTGATGAGCTTGTAACTTTCACAGGAATAACTTCTACTGTATCAGTTCCTTTTTTTAGCCTTTCCATCCAAACATATTCAGATAATAATAACTGCTCAAAGAATTCATTTGCAAACTCAGGGTAATATCCTGAACTTAAAATGTGTGATTGTTTTGCTTGTGTATTAAAAACTTTATTTGCTGCATCATTAACTGAATAAGTAGCTGAATTATCTGTAGTAGGGTATGTTATAGTATTAGACTTATAACCTTCATTTGTTCTACCTATTGATTTCACTTCTTTTAAAAAGAACCATAGTTCTTGTTGCGTACCAAATTTATTAATAAATATAATTTTTCTTCCTGCACCATATTTAGTGCAATCAATTCTTTTTATGTTTATAGTTATTCCTGAAGTTGTAGCACTTGTAGCGCTTGTTGAGTATGTTATAGAACCGAGTGCGCCACTTGAAGAAATATCTGCCACAGTTCCACTTTTTCCTGTTGGTGTTAGTATTGTAAAAGTAGGTGGTGTTATACTATTAGTAACATTGTCTTTTGCAATCAGAACTGTTGGGTTTGTTCTATCACCTATAAAAGATGGGTTCACACCTTCTTCAAAAGTTCCATAAGATTCAAAACCTCTATCCGTAAATGTTGTAGCAGTACCTACTACTGCACCTGTTCCATTCAAACCTGCATAGTTGGTTAATACTGTAACAATATTAACATATTGAGTTATAAAATTACTTCTATATTCAATTCCTAAATAATCTCTAGCAAGTTCTGATATCTCAAAATTTACTGTTGTAGAAGCTGCTACGTTTTTTGTTAACGTGTATCTTAAAGTTCCATCAACTGTTACTGTACAAACAGTAGAAAGCACCCCTGTAGCAGGGATTGGTTTATATTTAAATTGTGGACTTCGTAATGCTATATCTGCCATTGTTTATCTTTTTTGCCCTAATATTATTGAATTATCTACATCTTTTACAAACCCTGCATATAATTCTTGTGATAGTTTTTCTATTCCTTTTTCAAATGGTTTAGTAAAAAATAAATTTGCTTTTAAACCTTTATTATAAATACTTCTAGATATAATATAAGTCATACTTTCATAACTCATAAACCTACCTTTTTCATCTTTCCATTGAAACCTTTTCTTTTTTAACCAAGAATTAATTCCTTTTCTTAACCCACCTTTAGGTCCTGTACCACTTCCATATTGAAATTGTGATAGTGCTGCTTTTGTTTCGGGGTAGGTGCTTGTCTTTCCTTTTACCCCTTTATCAACAAACATTCCGTAGTCTTCCATTAAAAAGTCTACTAGAAATTCATCTGTGTTTTCTAGGATATCATAACTTAAAGAATTGTATAAGTTACCTGCACCCTTTTTATCTTTTGTTAGATTTGTTCTAGCCTGTTGTATAACGTATTTCGCATACTGTTCTAGAGCATCATTTAAATTCTTATACCCGTTCATTAGCAAATATAAATATCGTTATAAATCTTTATGTTTATTGTTGCAGTCCATCCTGCTAGTTGGTTTTCAAACCTGTCATAAAATGGGTCTAAGCTAGGGCTTCCATCTAATTGGTACATATCTGTATGCAGGTTTCCCATTCTTAATTTTTGTATAACCTTATTTAAAACTGCTAGTTGAGTATTTAAAATATTCTGTACATCATTGTTCCCTGTAAAAATATCAACTGTTTCTAGCTTTGATTGATTTACAATATCACAAGATAATATACTTATGTTAAAATCTAATGTCTGCTCGTTTACAACTACGTTATTAACGATGATGTGTGATAAAGGAAATATATCCTGCTTGTTTAAATTAATATCGCTTATATCGCCTGTGGTGACTGTATTAACATTTATATCTAATAACAGTTGAGTTTTAATTGTTTCAGTTAATTGATAAAAACCCCTTACTCCCTGATTGCTCATTTAAATTTCTTTTTAATTTGTTTTGCTTCCATTTCGTTTTTGTCTTTCATAAAGGATAACATCATAAAGCATTCGTGCATTCCTAATTTAGTGATATCTTCAAATCTTGTAATGTCTCCTTTAGCGAGTCCATAAATTGACTGATACCAACCCCATTTCCTTGAGAATTGAGATACTGAATCAAGACTTGTTCCTCCCCCTTGTCCAAACAATTCGTCATAGTTTGTGATAATTCTAGACCTAAATTCCACAAAAAAAAAATTGATGATAGAACTGCATCCATTGGCATATCCAATAAATTACTTTCATTCCCTACTTGATAATCTTCAATGCTGTATTTTTCTTTTAACTTTACTAAAATTGGTCTATACAAAACATTCATAGCTTTTTCTATATTATCCCAATCACCTATAAAATTATCTAAGTCAATATACTCACCTAATGACAAGTCATCTAATTGTGGGTGAAAGCCATAGTTTACGCCATTCAATTTAAACTTTGATACTAGGCTAGGCTTTTCATTAAATAACTTGCTTAAAATGCCTGAAATCTCCTCTGCATCTTTTAACTTTAAAAGCATAACTTTTTCTAGTTTAACATTGCAGAATATTTCTATCATCTTGGCATTCAAAAACCTTTCTTCTTTTACGTTTTCTTGTATTTTTAAAAACCTTTTATATTGCCTTAATGTGATGTCTTTTAATGATGTTGGTATTTTAATCTTAATTGCCATATCTATATAACGTATTTAATTGAGTTTTTTATTTAGCTAAAGTAATAAAAAAAAGGCAGCCATTTCTGACTACCCTTTAAACGATGTTGTGCCCCAAGCATTACAACACCATATTTTTTTAATACTATATCATACTTGCTTCAAAACAAGTCCCTGAACAATAACCTTTATCGGTTTTTAATGGTTCACCACATTCTGAACATTCGTATTCTTTTTGTTCGTGTGGATTTAAATAATCATCCCAAGCCATATCTTAAATATTAAAGATTAAACCTGTTATCATTCTTAGAATAAAATAACTTGGTGCTATTATTATTATTAATGTCTGTAATTTTTTCATCTGTTCTGTTTTAAAAGGGGCTTTCGCCCCGTTGTTTTTAGTTTAATTCGTAATTACCTACTTCTATTCTATTGTCATTGCCATAACTAAAAGAAACATAGTTCTTTTCATTTTTAAATACATACTTAATAGAATTTGTAGAACCACATTGAAACCAATCAGCGCGAGCCTCTTTAAGTCCTTTACTTTCTAGCATAGCCTTGAAAGACTCTAGACCGTTATTGTTATAAGTTGTAAAATCTGTGTTAAAAAAAGTGTTAAAAATCATAATGTTCTGTTTTAAGTTCCCTACAAATATATAACTATTTATTTAATAAACAATAAATTTAATAACTTTTTTTTAGTGTAGTGTATATTTACCAAAATTAGGTTTGCTTAGAACTGAATATGTAGCATATCGTATAGCATCAATTAAGTGGTTATTTTTATCAATAGGCTTATTAATCATTTTTCCACTTCTGTCTTCTTGCCATTTGTAGTTTCTAAATTCCTGTATAGCATTATGGCTATCTTTTAAGATATGTATTTTAAAGCGTTTTAACAAGTCTATTCCTGCATTTACACTATCAGCACCTTTTAAACTTGGTCGTACATTCCAACCCATCCTACGCAGTTCTTCAATCAATCTAGGCTCTGCTGAATCAAAGTAAATTGTTTCCCTTTCTATTCCCACCTGTTTCCATTTCTTATGAATATCAATGGTTGTCATTTGGGTTTGATATAAATGTTCTTGAATATACAAATCATATTCTTTTCTGTAAACACCTACTAAAGTTGTAGGGTCATTTGTATATCCTGCATCTGCACCAAAACTAATAAATTCTGCATCATCAGGAATTTGGTTTACTTCAATATAATTAAAAATGGTAGACCTACTAATTCCTTTAATACCTAACCCATAGATTTGCCAATACTGTTCATCGGTATGTTTTAGCCTTTCAATTTCTTCTTTAATGCTATCACTAAGGAAGCTGTTATCCAAATAAGTAGTAATATTAAAATCGGCATCTTTTCTTGGTATTACCTTGTCGTAAATCCAATGGTATTCGTCTGATGGATTAAAGTCAAGAATTATTTTATCTTCTGTTCTAAATACCAACTGCTGCCAATCTTCATAATCTAACTCATTTGCTTCATTGATAAAAAGCAGGTTTCTTTTTCTACCTCTAACTTTTTGAGGTTGGTCTAATGAAATGAACTCAATTAGGTTTCCATTTAATTTGTATTCGTGATTTGATTTATTATGGTTATTTTCAAAATAAGACTTATGTAATTTTAGTATATCAAAAAAATCCCTCATTACAGAAGCACGAACTGATGGAAATGTTTTCCTACATATTGTAATTGTCTTACCCCTGTTCTTTAGACAGTAGTGAAATATAATGTATAGCAGTATGTTATAGGTCTTTCCCGACCTAGTTCCACCTTGTTCTATAGATATTTTTTTATCTGTCCTTAAAAGGTGCTTAAAAACACTATTTGTCTTTATTTTCAATTATCTCTATTTCAAAATGTGTAGGCATTCCATCTGCTCCTGTTATCTCCTGTCTTTCAACATAACCTCTTTTCTTGCCTTTTGTCTTTAGGTAGAATATTGTAGCTGCAGTTGAATCTGCTGCAATCTGTTTATGTAATTGGCTTTCTGCAAAATCTAAAGCTACGTTTTCTATTTCCTGTACTGCCATTGCAAACATCTCATCTTCATTAAGCCATTTGTAATACGTGCTTCTAGGTATATCTGCTTTCTTACAAGCTACTGTAACAACTCCTAGACTTTGTTCTAGTGCTGATAATAATGATTCCTTTTTTATGTGTCTACTTTCGTTCATATTATATTTTTGCCACACGCTTCACAGGTGTTGATTTCTTTTTCTTTTTTATTATTAGGTTCTTCATTTACATCTTCAAAAGGAAAACCATCTAATCCCCATTCTTCTAATTCTTTTACATCCCAATCATTTGCTAAAATATCCCAATCCCATTCACCAAAACCTACATTGTCTTTAACAATAAATTCTTGCGCCTGTTTATCACTTAAATCTGTTGCCTGTATAATATAGACTTCTTTTAACCCAAGCTCCTTACAAGCCTTGTAACGCATATTACCGCCTAAGATAACATTATCTTTATCAACTACAATTGGTCTGAGTGATAACATTTCAGGAAACTGCTTTACACTATTAAGAAGTTTTTGAAACTTATGCTTGTTTATTGTTCTAGGATTTGCTGCATTTTCTGTTATTGATGATATGCTGACTTTTTCTATTTTAGCTTTAATCATTGTTTATTTTTTTTATTAAGTTACAAAAAATTATTTTCTATATATTTTTGTAATTACTAATTGAAATATTCCAAAGTAAATAACAATATCTTCTTCATATATTTGTTTATCTTCAAAAGGGTAATGCCTGATACCAAACAAAACCCCTTTAAAAAAACCTGCTGTAATTTCATAACGTAATAATTCCATAGTAAATGTTTATATTATAACGTAATAAAACCTAAATCTTTTATTACCAATCTTCAGGGAATAACTTTTTAGCTATTGCCTTTCCTACTTTTGCTACAATTACTGTAACGATTATCCAAAAAATTGCTTTTGTCATTTTCTATTTATTTAATTAATTACCAATGCATATCATTCATAGACGTACCACTTTCTATAATCTCACATTTGTCATTTGATTTCCAACTCCAAGATTTTTTAAGTAAATTAACTCGTTCAATAACCTCATCAATTTTATCTTTTGGTATGTCTTTAAAAAGAAATAGTAATCTATCATAATCGGTTGTAGGGTTTTGTTTCTGTAACTTTATTGATTTAATATCTTTTTTTAATTTTTGATTTTTTTCTGAAAGTTTTCTATATTCATTTTGAAGATAATGTATTCTATCTATTTCATCATAATTTAAATCACTTTTAAATTGAAAGCAGGATTCTAATTCCGCAAGTTCAATGTTTGATTTTTTATAAATAGGGTACATTTTAACAAGATGTATTACTGATGCGTGATCTGTTTTTTTACCCATTGAAGTAAAAAAGTTAGCTATGTTAGTCCATCTCATATTCATTTTGTTTCTAAAGATATGACAAGCCAATGCCCTTAGCTCTACATATTCTCGTTTTCTAGTATTTTTGAATATATCAATGCCTGTTATTTCAACAATACGTTCTGATATTTTTAAATAGTTTTTATTCATTTCTTAAAATTTTTATTTCACGTTCTAAATAATCTTTTGCTTTTAATAAGTCCCCTAACTCATCTTTCTTTTTTCCTGCTCTAGCAATATATTTCAAGATATTACCCCTGTTAAAGTTAAGGGAGTAATCGCTACATACGTCTATAATGTCATAGTCTTTCCCGTTATCGTAATGTATTTGAGTTGCTTTCATTCTGTTCTTAGTTTTAAAAGGTGGTAGCATTCAGAATATTTCTGTCTTGCCTTTCCCCTGTATTCTTGTTTAAATAATTCGTATAGTTTTCTAGTATATTGGTATTTGGTTGTACAATCTGCAAAATACTTTTCTGCAAACCTTTTCCCTTTTCCTTTAAAGTAGTTTACATTGTCAGCAGTATCTCCCATAATCATCTGCTCATAAAAATTATACATTGCTTCATCTTCTGATATGTCTAGTATTTCCTGATGCTTGTAATGGTAATTATACATAAGGCAAGGAAACTGCTTGTAGTCTTTATCTATTGATACTATCATCACTTCATCCCTACCTACTTCCCTGCTTAGATTAAACCAATACCTTGCAACGATATCATCTGTTTCAATACCATACCCATAAACTGAATCATATTGGTCTTTTACAAATTGATGCATCTCGTGTAATAGTGGTGGCAATTCCTGTTTTTTTCTATTGGCTTTATAGTTGTTTGTAATTAGCTTTCTAAAATTTCCTTTTGAACCACTAAAAGTAACTACCCTGTCAATGCTGTACATATCTTCTAACTTGTTTACAATAGCCATAAACTGTTGATCAAACTTATTTCTAGCGTCAGCTATATCTGTATAATATTTTTCATCTTCAGGGCGTTCTCGTTTCTTGTAACAGCTTGCAAATATTAAACTGTCTGCATCTACCAATAAAATCATAATTCTTTTAATTCGTCTTTAATCAAATCTAAATACATATCCTGCATCTTTTTATTTTCCTTTATAACTTGATTTATTATAAAAGGCAAGTCTTTATATAATTGGTCTGTATTATACACTAGCCATTTATCATCTCCAAACCCTATGTGCATTTCACCATCTTGGCAATAAAGGTGGCTTGTTTCGTGTATGTATGTAATTTTATTTTTCCCCATATTGTGATAAATTTATTTGTAAATAATTTCTTAAATCTGAATTTTCTTTTATTCTAAATTTAATTGTTATATCTGTTATTGATTGGTCTTTTTCTGTATGGGATTCAATTGATTTTCTAAGTTCATCCCAAGCTGCTTGATTTACTTTCATCTTAAATCTAATTCTAATTCTTCAGCAACATAATTAATATGCATCTGCGTAGTTTGTGACCAATTCCCTAATTGATATAATTTTCCTTTTTGTATTGTAGCAACGTGGGTAGTATAACTCCATACTTGATTTCCTATAATTGTTAAATTCTGCTTGTACTTTGATAATTTATACATCTGTTTTGTTTTTAATTATTTTGAAATGTAATCCATTGATACTTTTAAACCCATATCTAAACCCTTTTGAAATGATTGAGTTGCTAAACCATAAAAAATGTTAGTTAACTCTGTGTGTTCATTAGAACTTAAATGTATATTAAGTGTATCTAATTTTTCAAATGCTTCTGCTAATTCTGATTTTTTTGTTTCTGTTTTCATCTGTTCTGTTTTTTAATTATTATTTATTTCGTACTTATAAGTAGGATTTACTTGCTTAACTAAATTTTCTAAATCCCTTAAATCTACATAATTAGGTTTTTCGTTATTATTATATGATTCAATTAATGAATTTAAAATTTGTTCTTGAGTTCTCATAATATTCTGTTTTTAATTATTAATTATAAACAAATATAATACAAATTATCTTATAAACAATAAATTTAATAACTTATTTTTCAGAAAGGTTGATATTTATTATACTAGCTTGATTTTCAGTTAGTAAATAAACGTCTTTAAGAAGTCTTTTTTTTGTCCACATTGTAGTATCAGGACAATACTTTTTTACAGGTGCAGGTAATTCTAAATTGTTTAGCCAATATAAGAAGTTACCTTTTGGGTCATTAACAAAGTATAGTTTTATAACCTTTTCATCTAATGCCATTAAAGCATCGTACTTGTCTTTCTCAAGCATTTTTTCTTTGTAATGCTTATTACGGAATTTCATTTCAATAACACAGTCTTTTCCTTTTGGTGTTTTACCTATTGCATCGTATCTAGTAAAACCTTCACCACTCCATTTTAAATCCCAACCATCTAGGTTAAGCAGGAAAACCACAGCCTTTTCCCACTTGTTAATCTTTTTTATTCCCATTGTCCCATATAATGTTTAAATCTTTTATCCATCTGTTTATGGTTTTTGGTGAACAAGTACACGGTTTATAATATGAATGCTTGTAGTACTTTGAGTGGAGCTTGCAAACCAATTCAAATTCGATAGCTGATATGTGCTGTTTGTTTCCCAACCTAAATTCTCCCCAATCAATTCTATCTTCTTTCTCAAATTCTACCATCTTTTTAAAATTATTATTTATTTTTTACAAAAGTTCCATTGATCATTTCGCCTTCTCTAGTTTTAATTACATTATAAGCTGAAACTATACAATCTTCTATTTTATAATTTTTTAATTTAGCTAAGTTTGTTAAAACAACAACTATATCACCTATTGCATCTATAAATTCAGCCTCATCATTTTTTAATATTGCCTGTGCTAATTCTCCTGCCTCTTCCATTAATTTAATGTATTGAGTTTTACAATCACCTGAATCATAGATACCTTTTTGTTTTGCCCATATTCTTATATTATCATATATTGTTTTATCTTCATCTTCATATCTTAAATAATAATTAATAAGATTTTTATTATAAATAAATCTTTCATCAGAAAATTGCGATTTATGATTAGTTTTTTTTATATAATCTATAATTAATTCATTTAATTCTATAACATTTCCATCTTTTAATTTTAATTGTTTTGGAAACATATAACCATTTAAATTTTCATTATTTGAATTAATAAATGTTGTTGTATGCCCTGAATCATAATAACTGTTTTGCTGTTGTTCCATTTTTTTTTTATTTAAATTAATTAATTTTTTATAAGGTATAAAATCATTTTTAAAATTAAATATATTTTGCCATAATATTTCTAATTCAGTTGCTTTATTTATACAATTAGTTTTATCTAGTATTATATAATTATTATAACCTTGTTCATTTTCAACTCTTTGTTTTAAGTTTTTTGTACAACCTACTTTAATATTTTTTATATAATAAATATAATACATTATAATACTAAATCAGCTTTTATATAATTATTTGATAAATATTCAAATAAATTATAATTTTTATAATCTCCTTGTAATTCAGGCAAAATATAAATAGGTCTTTTATTATATTCTTTTATTTGATTTATGTGATTTTCATAAACGTGAGCGTCCGCTAAATTTAAACCTAAAATAGATGGCTCTAATTTACATTGTTTTGCAATTTCTATTAAAAATAATGCTCCTACTATTATATCATATGGTAATCCTAAAAACATATCTGAACTTCTAAAATTCATAACCATATTTAATTTATTATTTATTTTTACAAAATTAAAATGAGTATAGCAACAAGGCAATGCTTGATCTTTAAAATCACAAGGATTCCAAAGCGTTATAACAGCCCTACGAGAGTTATTTTTTATTTCTTTTATAACATAATCAATTTGATTAAAAACGCCATTAAACTGTTTAATTTGATATCCATATACTTTGCCTAACTTATTATTAATAGCAAAATCATTCCACCAATTAACATTGTTATCATTTAAATATTTTAAATCTGTTCTTCCTTCATAAATCCATTTAAATTCAGCTAATGCTTTTTTAAAAAAAATTTTTTTACCTGTAACTATAGGGAATCCATATTTTAAATCAATATTTAATGTTTGATTAAATAATTTATAAGTTTTTACAGACGTTCTATTATTAGTTAATTGCCCATTTATTAAAGCATCCATTAAAATTGCTTTATATTGCTGTTCAAATATATTATTTCTCATATGTTTCTTTAGCTTTTTGTAAATATAATACAGCATCCATAAGTTCTTCTTGTAAATGATTAAGCCATTCAAACATTTTTGATGGGTCATCTTGTAATGTTACACCATATTTTTTAAAACCAACATCTGATCTTAATACAAATTTATTTACTACTCTTTCAACAACAGGGTCTCTAAAATTAATTTTTGTTTTTTGTTTCATTTTGTTCTGTTTTTATTTTAATAATTCAAATATACTCTTTTTATATTACAAACAAAAAATTTAATAATTAAATTCTACCATCTTTTAATTTTTAAATCATTTAGGTCTTTTCTTCTTTTATCACAATTGCATTTGCTTCCCATAAAAATATGATATTTTTCTACAATAAATTTAATGCCTGTATATTTTGTTATGTAATAAATTAAGTCTCCTAGTTTCATATCAGTTTTTTTAGTTTTTCTTTTATTTTTTTATATGTATTATATAATGAATGATATTCTATATAAGAATTTCTTGAAAAGTCTGCAATACTTTCACCCTCATTAATAATTTCAAAAACCTTTCTGTCATACCAAAACATATTTTTTAATTCATCTTTAATTTTATCATATGCTTTATCATAATCAACATCATAATCATATTGAGATAAATTTGCATCTTCAATATTAATTATCGTAATATTTTTATTTTTACGTTTTAAATCATAAAATAAAGATTTAAGCACTTTATAAATGTAATAATAGTTTATATCGTTATCGTGATATATAATGTCTAAGCCCATTTCTATTTTTGGAATAACTTTTATATACATTTCCTGTACTATGTCTTCAGATATCATTTTATTACAACCAAATGAACTAACCACATTAATCCAAGTTTTGTGTTTTTTAGCTAGTATTAATATAACTTCTTTTTCAGACATTTTTTTTTATTTTAATGGGTCGTATAAGTTCCCAACTATTTGAGGCAATCCAAAATCATTAACTTCAAAACTAAATGTCTCAAAAGCATAACCCCTGCTTCTACCACATTTAACTGTAACCCAATTTTTATTTACAGTATTAGCTTCTAATTGAATAACTGTTTCTGCTTTCTTTTCAAGAAACGAGCCAAGGTGTCCTGTTCCTAGTTTAGAACTACCAAAGTTTTGATGTATAACGTTTATTATGTGGCATTTATAAAGTGATGACCATTCCATCAGTTTCTGAACAAGGTGGTTACTTTCAGAAATATTATTTGCATCAGAACATAAGTCTGCAATTCCATCAATAATGATTAAAGATGGTGCTTTAATTTTTTCTTTTAAATAGTAATCTATAAACTGAATTCGCATTTTGTAATCTATTGACCTTAACCCAAAGGTATGATAAATTTCTGAATTAATATTAGAATCCATTTTATGTACCCTTTCAAAGACCTTTTGACAATGCCACAAGCCTTGTTCTGTGTCAATGTGTACTAACTGACCTTCTGTACCCCTATGCCCTTTTATATCGCCCCCAAATTGATTTGAACCACTAAGATAACAAGAAGCTAATAATGATATAAAAAATGTCTTCTTTGTTTTTGGTGGTGCAGTAACTACTGATAAGTTGCCAAATGTTCCTAAAGGTATTGGAACTATCAAATCCCCTTCTATCTTATTTGATTTTACTAATTTTTCTCCAAAAGATAATGCTACAGGTGGATAGGCTATTTTTTCTTTTGAATCTACGAAGCAGTCTTGTTCTATAAACTGCATCAACATATTGTGTTCGTTCTGTTTTTCTGTCATTCGATAAATATATAAAAAAAAAGGTATAGATAATTAAACCTACACCTTTAAATTAAAAATGGTTAGTTTTAAAATGGTAAATCTGCATCTGCAGTTGCTGCAACATTTGCAGGAGCATCTTCTTTTTCTGCTAAAGCTACTGTTCCATCTGTCCAAACAACCTTCCCATTTCCTAGGTAGTTCTTTGCTACTTTTGCATCACGTTCTTCTTTAGTCTGTGAATCCATAAAAGCTACATTATTTCCGTATCTAGTTTCATCTTGAACTGATATGGTTAAATTGTAATAGACTGCCCCATCTTTTCCTTTTACGAATTTCTCCTTTGGTAATTTGTCTACTCTAATAGACCCTGTAATTAGTGTACTCATAATTTATTTATTTAGTTGTTAAATTTATTCATCTGTATAATTAAACTCTGCGTGTTCTCCACAATCAGAACAAATATCTGATTCCCATAGTGGGTATGCCCCACAACAATTTGATTCTGTCATCTTATTTCTTTTTAAAATCTTCTGATTCATCTTCACCAAATACTCCTAGTTCATAAAACCCTGTTAGTTTTAAAACTGCCCTAGATAATGCTCGTTTCTCTGCCATCTCGGCAACATACCAACTATTGCAGTTCCCATCTTTATAGTTAGCTGCCTTTAAAGCACTACCAAAAGTTTCTAGTATTGTATTTGGTTTTGTTAAAATAAAAGCCTTAGCTTTAAATACTGCAAAGTTAGTTTCACATTTTACAACTTCATAAGTTATAGTGATATTTTCTTTTGCTTGTATCTTTTCAATACCCTGTCTTGTGATTATCACATAGTGTTGATGCTTATAAACATCTTCTTTTTGTAAATCATACTTTTTGTAAAGTTCTAATAATTTGTTTCTGTTCATTATATGTAGTTTTTTTCTTTGTTAACGACTTCTAATTTTGCTTCTAAAAATGTAATCTTATTTAGTAATGCTTCTATCCTGTATTCATACTCCTGTATAATTGCCTTTGAAGTATCTGATGAAAAGTTAATCCCCATATTAATCTAGATTTAATAAAGTTGATTTTGCTATTTCTAGCCTTTTGTAAATAGCCATCTGCTCAAAAGCATCTGCATTTAATACTGCACCTTGTAATTGTTGTTCTAAGGTTTTAATTTCCTTACTTAATGTTGTTCTTTGTGTTTCCATTTTGTTCTGCTTTATTTATTAATATTAAACAAATATAAACAAAAAATTTAATAACTAACTATAAAAGACAAAAAAAAAGGATAAAAAATTAATTTTACCCTCCTTTCTTTAACAGAACAGAACATTCAAATATACGTCTTTACATTGAATCTACGAAGTTTTTATACCTTTTAATCATATCTTCTAATTCAAAGTCTGATAGCTTTATTATTTGTTGTGATTTAATGTGTAATCTTTCTGCAGTTCCTTGACCATATTTTGCATCTAGGTTTACTGCAAATTTATACTGCTCCCCATATTTAAAAACATTGCATCCTGCACATTGTACTTGGCAGTTAATTTCATCCCATCTAGTTGTGTAGTGTTTACGAGATTGAAAATGTCCGTTTTGTAGTTTCTTCCAATGATCTTGTTTTCCGCAGGTAAAGCAGGTAGCTATTTCATCAACTGAATTTTTTAGTCTTATATATTGACTAAATACAGTATCTAGCTTTTTAACTATTTTACTTCTAGTTAATTTCTTTTTAGATGGCATTATCTAGTATTTCAATAATATGCCTTATTTCACTACGTTCAAATTTTCCTTCTACCTTACTATTATATGTTTCAAACTTAATTGAATACATATCTTTTTCTTCTTTTTTATCTTCTTTGAAAAGGTGTTTTACGTCTAGTTTAAATTGCATAGTTTTAAAATTTTGATTAAAATGTTTTTTTTTGTAGAATAAAAATAATAAATTTGAATTTTTTATTTACTACAAATATCTAAATATATATCTAAAAATATATATAAATAAATATTAAAAACAAATATAATAATAATATAATAAATATAATAAAAATAAAGACCTAGGAATTATAATCAATAACTACTTTCCCATTGATTTAATCTTTTCAAAACCTCTAGAACCAAAATAAGCTGCTACAATTAAAGACAATAAACCTGTAATAGAATCTAAAGGGTATTCTAGAAACCAACCTGCAACATAAGATAAAGAAAAGAATACTAAAGTTAAAGGTCTTACATTTTTAGATAGCCAACTATCCGAAGCCATATCTGATTCCCAACGTTTAGTTACCTCCTGCATTTCCATTACATCTATTTCAAGCAGTTTTAAAGCAATATCTTTATCTTCCTTTGATATATTACTATCTTTTTGTATTAAGTCTTTAGCCTTGCCTAAAATGCCTGCACTTGGTATTACATCACCTATTATAGATAATATTTTTGGTGCAACATTTTTTAAGAATTTACCTATTCTAGTTTCAGTAAACTTTTTTTTAGACATACTATTCTTTTTTGTTCTTATTTAATAGATACCATTTTTGAACAGTATATCCAATCGTGATACTTAATAAAAGTATTTTTAATAAAACATCTATATTAGACATTGAAATTCCAAAGGTGGTTAAATTAATAATTATAGTTTTGTAGTCGGTTATCATTTCTTGTCTATTTGTTGTAGCTTTTTAGCTGCCCAATTAATACCTGATGTTCCACCCCAACCTAACCAAGCAACATAACCCTTGTCTTTCCAAGGTGTGCTTTCAAATTCAGGGTTTATTTCTGCGTTCTTTTGATGTCTTTTAAAAGATGACATTCTAGCAATGGTTTCCCTGCTTATTTTTTCTCGTTTAGCTAATTGATTTGCTCTAACCCATCCAACTCTAGTCATTCCTTTTACTTCATCACCATACTTGTCCCTCCATCTTAATACCTTTTTAGCATTATTAGAGACACTTTTAGGATAATCATTGTAAGTTTCAAGGTTTATCATTTTACCTTGAAAAGAACGATAGCAAATGGCTATGGCTTGTGATTTATCGTGATACTGC